TCCCTGGACTGCTCAGGTGTTATTTCACCTCTCAAGACGCGCTCAACAAGGTTCTTGCGCACATCCATGCTGTCAGCGATAAGACCTTGCTCCTCAAGCCTCTCAATATTAACGCGCTTATCAAGTCGAGCATCAAAACTTGAACGACCCATCACTTCACCTCCTGCGGCGCTGCTGGCAGCGGCATCCAGTGGGTTACGTTTTGCAAATTCAATCTGTCGCATGGCTCATAGCCATCAATGGTAAATCCATCATCAGAGCTATACATGGCCTCGCCATAAACCTGATCTCCATCGAAAGCGATAACTGCCTCAAACTCTATCGGCATCCGCTCGCTTACCGGAATCCATTTACCCAGCACGGTAGCGAGGTCACTGCCGGGTAGTTGCTGGGCTTTGCGTTCTGCTGGGGATTTAGGCATTACTCCTCCCTCACAATAAGTTTGTAAGCAAGGGTCGCAACGATCTTTGGCCACAACACAATGAAGAGCAGCAAGCACAGTATGTTATTCTTAATGCCAGTTGTTTCATCCACTCTTGTTATTTGCGCCAAAATCCACAAAACAAGACCGATGGAGAAATACCATTCCATCACTTCACCTCCTGCGGCGCTGCTGGCAGCGGCATCCAGTGGGTTATCTCGTTTTCGATGGCATCGCCGCAATGATAAAAAGTCTGTGTTTTATGGCTGTAGTGACCGCTTGTTACTTCTCCAATTTCAGCATCCCATAGGATTACCTGCTTGCGGTCTTCCGGTATCCGCTCGCTTACCGGAATCCATTTACCCGGCACGGTAGAGGGTTCACTGCCGGGTGACTGCGGGGCGGCTGCGAGCATGGCGGCGCGGCAGACGTTCCAGTCCATTTTGTACGCCCGACCTATAGGTGTTACTGCACCTGCGCTCTCAAGAGCAACAATAGCCTGCCGATCACTGATGGGCTTTGGCACTTCCGTCACTGGCTGCGTAGCTTCAGTTTTCCATCCGTGGTACCACATAAACGCGCAATACGCGGCAACATCACGGGGGTCGCCCTTGGCGATATGCTGGTGAAAGTGCGCCTGGCATTGGGTAGGCCATCCATCCTGTTTCCAGTCTGCGTCATATCCATATTTAAGCTGAGCCTTATAAAGTTTCTCAGCCAGCACTGTGCAGAAGTCAATCACCAACTTTTGCGTGTCAGGGTGAAGCTCTGCCGGAACCACCGGCTGCTGCGCGTGGCGATAGAGTGGAGCAATGTTTCGCTCGAGGTCGGTAATGACGCTCCAAATTGGGACTGACTCGACGCCTTGTTTCGCCATATCACGATAACTGTCGGCATACGCCAGCACAGGATTGCGATCCGGCTCGCTGTCCGCTACCGGCTGCACTGGCGGCATATCTGGACCTTTGCGAATGGCTTTTGCCAGCTCGATAGGGTCATCGTAAAGCCAGTCTCCGGTGTCAGGGTGATTGGCTTCTGCCAGTTGGGAGGCCCACTCCAGACCGTCTTTGTGCCCCTGTAGGTAGTCAAGAGGCAGTTCAACCGACTCGCTGCTGTCCATTGCAGCCAGCGCCATGCGGGCCAACTCCGAAAGCTCGTCCATGCTCAGGCCGAGGTCATCCATCCAACAACAATCCCTGATTTCTTCCATCCGCTCTCTGGTTATGGTTGATTTGGTCATTGGGCTATTCCTCCACGCTTATATCTACGGAAACTTTCATCTTCCCTGCGGTGACCTCAAAGCCAGTAACATCCGCATTAAGCATGTATTCCGAGATAACCAGGGCGAGTAGTTTCAATTTGGCGTCAGTGTTGTTGCCATTCAGTTCTTCCAGGAGCTCGATAACCGGCTCCATGTGTTCACCCATTTTCATCACTCAGCCTCCACCTTGATGCCAGCGGCGGCCAGCGCTACCTTTACGTCCTGGCTGTAGTTATAAACACCATCAGACCAGACATATCTGTCCCCAGATACAATCTGCCGTAAGTCTGGCAGCTTCACGGTGCGGGCCTCCGCCAACTGCTTTAACCCTTCCTCGGTCATGCGTTTGTAGTGGTCGCGTGACTGGATGACCTGAGCGTTGCTTTCTTCCAACTCGGCGATGCGCTGGCGCAGTGCTTCAATCTCCATCTCTGCAGCATCGGCATAATGGACGTTTTCATGCACCAGCGGCGGCAGGTCTGGGGTTTTCACGCCAAACAGCGCCGCCAGCGCTCGATAGTTCTGCTCGCTGTGATAGCGACCTTTACAGCGGACCAGTTTTTCGGCTGCTGCGCGGATAGGTTCAAGCTCAGAAATCAGCTGCTGTCTCTCGCATGACTCCTGTGCCAGACCAGCATTCCATTCCCGCAATCTTTCGATATAGCGATTCGCCTTCTCCAGCGCCTCTACCAGCGCGAGGATGTTGTCCGGACTTGATAGCTCGTACCACTGGTTTAGCGTTGCGATATCAATATCGACCTGTTCACCCTCATGCTGTGAAAGGTCAATTAGTTCGTCGCCTGGGAATGCTTTTAGGCGGTCGATAGCATCGGCGGTTGTATTGGCCGCCGCTTTCAGGCTCTGCGCCAGTTCGGTGATATCAGTTGTCATAATGAGCCTCGCATTTAGCTTTCCCATGATTGGGATGAAACCCAAGTTGTTTTTCTGCATTAAGTCTCGCTGACTCTGCGTCTTTCCTTTCTAGAAAGGTGCCTAAATGCTTTTTCTTTTCCCCATCGAAGATGTATGCGGTCCACTTCCGAATGTCCCTTCTGAAATGAACTCCCACTGCATGCGAAGAGTTGTCTTTTCTGACTGTTGCGTTTCTCTTATTTTCAGCCTGAGTGACTAAACGGAGGTTTTCTATACGGTTGTCAGATCGGTCATGGTTGATATGATCAATAGACATTTCCTTGGGTATGTCGCCGTTATGCATGCACCAGACAAAGCGATGCGCTTTATATACTGACCCAAGCAAGCGTATTTCCTGATAGCCTTTACAGGATGTGTGGCTTGCCTTTTTGCCAGCAAATCGTTTATTCCATGAAATGCAAGATGCCTCACTTTTGAACATGTGAAGCGGTCTTTCCTTCCAGTAAAAATCCAAACCGTCAAAATGAAGGTAGGTTTCAATCATTTCTTTATTAATTGGCTTTGCGGCGATGCTGTGGTTTACCTTGCTCATTTGTCGGCCCCATCGCGCAGCTGCTTCAACACTTCACGAACAATCGCGTTACCGCGAGATACATATTCGAGATGCCAAACATCCCCCTCAGGCTCTGGCGGTTGTCCAGACCATATGACGTGAAGGAGAGTTTCGTCGTCTGCGTTGTCGTAATCAGCCAGAACGGTTGCAATTTGGTAAGGCAGTTGGCTGCCTTTCAAAAACTCCTCCACCCCATCAGCCTTAATCCCGGCTACGATGCAATCGGTGGCGGGGGTTTCGATATCGTCAATTTCTGGAAGGATTTCTGACCATTGAGCTATTTCACCATTCAGGTGCCAGCCAGCAATTCCACTTGAGTTATCTGCAACACCGCGAACAGCTTCAATGGTTTCGCGCATCGTCACATTCTCCGCAGCCAGCTGCTGGTAAGCTTTAGCCAGCTTCAGGAACTTCTGCTCTCTGATTGACAGCTCGCCTGCGCTCTCCAGGGAGGCGATGAGCTCGTTTACTGCCTGTAGTGTGATTGTCATGCTGATGTTCTCCCGTAAACAGCCAGTACCCGCTTCATCGCCGGGCTTTGCCGACACTCGTTGAAAATCTGGTTAGTGCTCTTTCTGCCTGAAATTTCTTCTTCAGTGGCCAGCCGGTAGTAAACCGTCCGCCACACCCGAGCTTCCGCTACCAGTACCCCCTGCTTTGCCAGGATATTTGCAGCCTGGTTGATGCAGGTATGCGTCATTCCGGAAGCTGTGGCGACATCTGGAGAGCTACAGGTTTTATGCGTTTTCAGGTAGTTCAGAATTGCGTCTTTGCCTGTCATCAAAATCCACCCCGCTTGGTTGGTTTTTCCTCTTTCTCGCGCCGGCGCTGACTGGCAGCCTCTTGGTCGCAGTCGTAAATCGCCCCGTGACGCTGCTCGCAATAGACAACACCAGTCTCACCATGCCGGTTAAGGCGCAGGAGTAGCTCTGTGTCGCTCTGGTTTGCGTTCTCGTCGTAGGCACCTTCCCGGTATATGGCCAGCCAGTAATCGCAGTCCTGCTCAATCTGGCCGGTGTCGCGGGAGTCGCTCGGCAAGGGGCGCTTATTGGTTCGCTTCTCAAGCTCACGGTTAAGCTGAGTCAGGAGAACCACGACGCAATCCAGCTCCTTCGCCAGGGTCTTGAGGCCTTTGGTGATCAGTCCGTAAGCCAGGTCATTTCGCTCTGCCTTATCGGCAGTCATCAGCGTCAGGTAGTCAACGAGGATCATCCCAACCTTGCCGCGTTCGCGCTTGATGCGACGTGACTCAGCCATGACATGCGCCAGTGAAATACCCGGGGTGTCATCAATCAGGAGATTGTTGGTGTCAATCAGCGCCCCCATCACGCCGGTGGCTTTTTTCAGATCGCCGTTCCAGTCGCCGCGATAGCCGTAGTCATCCTTAGTCATGTCCGGGTAAAACAGGTTTGGCGAGATCCGCCCCTTCTGCGCAGTGATTTTCTCCACCATCTGCCCTTCCGGCATTTCCAGGGAGAACATCAGGGCCGGCTCATTTTCGACCGTGGCGCAGTTAACACCCATCTGGGTATAGAGCGTGGTTTTACCCATCTTCGGACGTGCGCCGATAACAAACAGGCTGCCGCGCACAATGCGCTTAACACCGAGCAACTCATCCAGAGAGCGGATCCCGGTCGATAACCCGCGGGAACGACCATCCGGCTTGAGCCTTTCGTCGAATTCCGCCGACCAGTCAGTTACAGCGTCATAGAACGTGCGAAGCCCAGTCCGTCGCCCTGTTTTTACGTGATCGGTTATCTCAGTGAATAAGCCCTGAATTGCGTCAAACTTCTGTTCTGCCGTCATACCGTTGCGGGCATAAAGCAACTCGATCGCCTTCGTTGTTTTCTCGATGCCGTAGCGCTCCATAGCGGTCTCACGGACACGCATCGCATATGCCACGATGTTCGCCGCGCTTGGCGTGTTCTTCGACATTTCAGCCAGGTATGCAAAGCCACCAACGGTTTCCGTCAGCCCCTTGCTATCGAGAGCATCAAACAGGGTCAGCAGATCGACAGGCTTATGGTCGCGGTACATCTGGCGCATTTCAGCAAAAATGACCTGGTGCTGACGCGCGTAGAACGATTCTGGCTTGAGAATCGAAAGTACCTTCTGAGTAC